CCTCGACCAGGCTTACGCCGCAGGCGATCCCGCGATCACGCGCCATGCCGTCGAGCTACTGCCAACGTACCTGTTGGCGGAGCACAACGGAGCCGCTCCGTTCGGCCGTGCCTGGCAGTCGTTGATCGGTCTGATGGGTATCGGCCCCGAGGTGATCGCTGCTGCTGTCGCAGCAGCTGAAGCAGCCCACCTGCCGGCCGCCTTCATTGCTGCGCTCCAGCCCCCCGCTGACCCCTGAGGACGCCATGACACAAGCTATTGCACCGGCCCGGCTATTCTGGCAGCAGAGTGCTGCACGCCATGCTGTGACCAACAGCCCGCCTACATTCAGTGGAGACTGGTTCAAGACAGTGCTGGCTACCTCAGCGCTGGGGGCTGCCATTGCTCTAATGAATATGTGGGCGGATATGCGCGAGATCAAGACAGACATCGATGAAGTAAAGACAGCGGGACTAACGCAATCCACCAAACTGCAGGAGCTTGAGCTAAGGATTCGGACACTGGAAGTAAGGGGGAACAAGTGAATTGGTTTGCCGCTACTCTGCTGGTTAGCTACATCGGAATCTGTGAGTGCAGGGCGCCGACTCCATGGCAGACCTGTGAGAACCGCTGGAGCATGGCTATAGGTGTGCTGGTGCCATCGCCAGTGCAGGGTGCCGTCAGCCTGGCGGGGCGCATGTTCAACCGCCGTCGTCGCCATGCTGAACCCGACCAGCAGGAATCGCCGCCATGACCGCTAGCCTCCAATGCCAGATCATGGATGCCCTGGCCGCTGTGCTGCAGGGTATGCCTGACGTGGATACGTTCATCACCGATTCGGAGCGGGTGATGAGCGCACCGGATGGCGTCACCGTGTCGCTCGACATGGACGGTAGCAGCACGGATCAGATCGCCAAGACCTGCAACGTTCACACTACGTTGCCTGTCATCGTCACGGTCTACAGCACGCGACAGCCCAACGATCCGCCCAACTGGCAGATCCTGGATCCCTTCTACGTGGAACTGCATAGCCGCATCATGGCCGATCGGCGGCTGGGGGGACTGGCCCTGGACATCACCGCAGAGGGCCGAACCCCTACGGCCACTATCAAGGCGTGCGCTCTGGGCTGTCGCTATTCTGTGAAGTATCAGACCCGTCAGGAGGATGTAAGCATCCAATGATCGACCTGCCTACCGGGCCGGGTGAGTTCATCCGGGAACCTGACGAAACCGAATGGCGACCGCTGATCTCAGCGGCTGAGCCTGCCCCCACCCCCGAGGATTCCACCAATGGCCTTCAGAGACCAGATTCTGTGCGTGAAAGCGGAAGCGACGAGCGGGACACTGGAGACCCTGGCGGGGGCTGACGCTATTCAGGTAGCGCAGTTCACCCCAACGGTGCAAGATTTCGGCGTCGCTGAACGGACCGTCATTGGCGCCCGCCCTGGGGTGGTCAAGCCCGCCGCCATGGTCGAACGGAAAATCGGGTTTGAGGTGCCCTTTGAGTTCGCTGGCAGCGGCACCGCAGGCACCGCCGGGGGCATCGATAAGCTCATGCTCATGGCAGGGTTCAACAAGGCGGTTGTTGGTGGAACCTCCGTCACCTACTCGCTGGCCTGGCCCCCCAGCGCTACCACCTACTCAGTCGGCACGTTCGTTGATGGCCAGCGGTACGCGGGCGCCGGTTGCCGCGCTAGCCAGTTGGCTATCACCGCCGCGGCCAATGGGTTCCTGGAGGCAACGGCAACCATCATGGGGTTGTATCGGGCGCCAGCTACAGCAGCCAACCCGACCCCGACGTTTCCGGCACAGGCCGATCCGGTGACGTTCAACTCTGCTGGTGTGGCCGCTGGCAGTGTGACCCTGGGAGGAGTGGCGCTATGCGTCTCTGAGTTCGAACTGACCGTTGCCAATACGACGGTGCTTCGGGATCATGCCGGTTGCACGCCCCGTATCGAGATCACCGATCGGGCTGTGACCGGCTCGATAACGTTCGCCCGCCCTGATCTGGCCACGCTGGACGTGTTCGCCAATGCAGCCGCCAGCACCCTGGCAGCGCTCGTGGTCCCGGTTGGCACCGTGCCGGGGAATATCAGCACCTTCAACCTGCCGGCCATTCAGCTGGGCGCTATCGAGCTGGTGGACCTCGATGGGATGGCAGGTCTCAAGGCCCCGTTCACACAGGTAGCGGCTACCGCAAACCTCGAGCTGAACATCGTGCAGACCTGACCCCAGCGCATCGATCCAACACACCCTGCTCCCGCCATGACCTTCAAGCTCAGCACCGCCACCAGTTACCCGTGGCGGGTGTCCGGCCAGATCGCCGGCACCCGCTACACATTCACTGGTCACTTCGCGTTTCTGGATCAGGAGCGCATTGATCAACTCACCGTGCAGACCGCCCGACGTGGGGCCCTGCTGAAGCGGGGCGAGGATGCCCCGGAGCTGGAGGGAGTAACGGCCCTGGCTATCGCTTCTGAGGTGCTGATCGGCTGGGGTGAGGATGTGGTCGATGATGACGACCAGCCGGTGCCATTCACGGCGCAGGCGGCTGATAGGTTCCTGCGTCAGCAGGGCGTAGCAGCTGCTGTGGTTGACGCCTGGGCGGAGAGCCTGCAGGGGGCCCCTCGGGGAAACTCCAAGGCGCCGCGCGGTATTGGCTGAGCGGCGCCAGGCGATCGAGCGATCCGGCCCGGCTGCAGGCCTCAGCGGAGGGGATGGGCTTCAGCCTTCCTGCCCACCTGCTGCCAGCACCGGAGCCGGATGGATTTGATGTGTGGGAACAGAACTGGCCCGCGGTGGATCTGTTCCTGCGGTGCCAGACGCAATGGCGCTGGATCCCTGATGGGCGCCGCGGTGGGTTGGACTATCAGGCGGTGCTGGCCATGGCTAGTCTGTATCAGATGGCCGATCTACCGGCCGTGATGGAACGACTGCAGGTGATCGAGCACACGATCCTGACGGAGCAGCAATGAACCTCGATGCGATCCTAAGGATCGGCGCCAAGGTCACCGGCACCGAGCAGCTAACGGGACTGCAACAGCGGTTCAATGGGCTGCAGTCCGCAGCGAAGAATCTAACGACTCAAGGCGGATTACTGGGCGGAGCGCTGGGCGCACTGGCGCCAGTGGCCACGATCAGCGGCCTGGGTGCACTGGTCACGAAGACGATTGCCGCCGGTGATGAAATGAACGACCTGGCACAGCGTACAGGGGTCAGCGTGGAAGCGCTGGCGAAGTTTAAAAAGGCAGCAGCAACTAGCGGGACCAATCTGGATAACGTAGCAAAAAGCCTAAGCAAGCTGAGCAAAGGGCTATACGAAACTGCGCAGACTGGGAAGGGTTCGACCGCTGAAGCATTGAAGACCTTAGGTATCAGTGCGACGGATGCAGCTGGCAAGTTGAAGAGCGCTGATCAGGTGACACTAGAGATTGCTAACAAGTTTAAGACTATGCCAGATGGCGTGCAGAAGACAGCGCTAGCGATGCAGCTATTCGGTAAGTCTGGCGCTGAAATGATCCCTATGCTGAATATGGGCGGCGATGCCATCGATAGGCTTAAGGTCAAGATGACAGCGGCCTTTGCCGAGAAGGCCGATGAATATAACGACAAGCTGGCAACGCTAAGCGGCAAGGTCGGTGGCTTGGCTGCAGGCCTGACGGTAGCGTTGTTGCCTGCACTGGATCTGATGGTTACGGGCGTCACTGCCCTAGTCGATGCATTCACCAAGCTGCCGGATTGGATGCAATCCGTTATCGGGTTGGTTGCTGTGCTGGCTATCGGCTTCACTGCCCTGGGGCCGATCATCGCAGGTGTCATCACTGTGTTGACCACAGCCGGCACCCTTGTAGCTGGCATCGCCGGTTGGCCGATCCTGATCGGTGCTGCGCTGGTTGCTATCGGCACGCTGGTCTGGAACTTCAGGGATGAGATCGGCAACGCATTAACGGCCATTGGCAAAGCCGTATGGGGTGCATTGGATGGCATCAACAAGGGAATCAGGGATGGTCTACTTGCTCTTTTTCGTACAGTATGGAACACCGCAGATAGCATTAACAAAGCAATCGTAAACGGCATCGGCGCCGCTTGGGAGTGGCTGAAAAATAGCTACCAGGCAGCCGATAGGCAGCTTGATTCTTTAATCAATAGCACAGGCAAGCTAGGACAATCTTTCGCCCCGTTGATTGTGATACTCAGCACGGCTGCCATGGCAGTTGCTGGAGTTACCGGGTGGCCGATCCTGATCGGTGCCGCACTGGTTGCTATCGGCATGTTGGTCTGGAACTTCAGGGATGAGATCGGCAGCGCACTCAAGGCCATTGGGGAAGCCGTATGGGGTGCGCTGGACGGCATCAACACGGGGATCAGGTCCGGCATCACTGCCGCCTGGGAATGGCTGCAAGAACGGTTCGGCGATCTGACGGGCTGGCTATCTGATCTGGCTAAGGGCTTCGGCGAGATCCTCGGCAAAGGATTCGAGATCATGCACAAGGCCATCCGATCGGCGATCGGCGCTGCCTGGGAGTGGCTACAGGATCGGTTCGATACTCTGAGCGGCTGGCTCAAGGGGCTGGTTGATGGCGCCGGGAAACTGCTCGGCAGCCTGGGAGATGCCATCAAAGCGCCATTCATTCAAGCGGTCGGCGCCATTCGAGGGGTGCTGAACAGCATCATCAACGCCATCGTCGGCGCGGTGAATGGCGTCCTGTCGCAGATCAACCGGGCCATCAGCGCAGCCAATCAACTGGCCTCCACCCTGCGTCTGCCCCAGCTGCCGACCCTGCCGCTCCTCAGCGCCCCCAGCTTCGAGGGTGGCGGCTACACCGGTGATGGCCCCAGGGTTGGTGGCGTCGATGGCCGCGGCGGATTCCCCGCGATCCTCCACCCGAGAGAGACCGTGATCGACCACACGATGCCAGGCGCCGGGGGCGGGTCACTGCAACTGACGATCCAGACCGGCCCCGTTCTGCAGCAGGCCGACGGTTCCCAGTGGGTCCGTCGTGAGGATCTACAGCGGGCCATGGAGGCTACCGCCGCCGCGGTCTACGGCAGCCTCCGTTCCCCCTCCGGCCGGGTCGTCATGGGAGGTGCCCGATGAACAGGGCTCAGATGGTGCGGGTCACCCTCGGCGATGGCGCCGCGGTGATCGCTCGCTGGCAATCTGCCTGGATCAACCGGCCTGTCACATGGGACGGGTTTCAGTGGGACTACCAGCAGTTCGACTGGGGGGGGCTGCTGTCTGGCCAGGCTGGCGCCGAACAGGCCACGCTGACCTTGCCGGCTACCCCCTCGATCCGGGCACTGGCTGAGCAGGCGCTACTAGGGGCGTGGCTGGCGACGATCGAGGTCTATGCCGCCGACGATGATGGGACCGCTGATGCTGGCCCGCCGGAGTTCGCCGTGCTGACCAGCTCCACCGTGGGGGAGGTGATCGGCGCAGCTGGCGGCCTTACCTCGATCACCCTGACCCTGGGATCGGCTCTCTCTCCTGTCGGTGCACAGTTCCCCCCCAGGGCAGCGACCACGGCCCTGATCGGCGTTCCCTGTAGGTTCTGACCATGCCCGCCAGCATCCCCCCCAGACCGAACCTGCCGGCTGCGTTCTCGATCGGCCGGCCCGGTGAGGGGCAGGTCAGCTACTCCAGGCCCATTGACCAGCCTTGGCATCCGTTCCAGCTGGAGCACGCCCGGTCCCAGGGGATCGATCTCAGCGGCACCCCATCCCCCAGGCTGGCCCTGCCGGCGCAGCGTGAGGCAGCAGCAGGCCTCCCGCCCCCTCCAGCGGCACAGGCCGCGGCGGCCGGTAACTCACCGCTCCAGGTGGCGCAGGCGGCAATGGCGATCGGCGAGCCTATCCCGGTAGTGTTCGGCCGCCGCCGCGGCAACGTCGGTGGAGTGCTGGTGTTCCCGCGCGCGACGGAATGCCGGTTCGAGAACACCAGCAGCACCGTGACCAGCCGCTACCACATGGTGGTTTCGGAGGGCCGGCTTGGCTCCATTCAGCGGCGGGATGTGCGCTGCGGTGAGAGTCGGATCGGGACCTACTCGCAGAACTACGGCATCCGTGCAGGGACCTGGCTACCTGGCAACGTCGCCACAGCACAGACTGCCTACACCGTGCCGACGTTTCCGACGTACTGCGGCGGCGGCGGCAACTACGAGGGGATCACCACCATTGAGGCCGGAGCGACGTTCCCCGGTGGCTCTGATGATTGGCAGCAAGGGTGGAACCTGTTCATCAGGGATGGGCTGCAGATCGAGCGGGGCCGGCTGCTAGATGGCGTGGTCGGATCCTCCGACAACATCGCTGATCTGGCGCTATGGGCGCTGCAGCGGTCGGGCAGGGTGCCGACTGCGATGATCGATCTAGCCTCGTTCACCGCCGCGGCTCAGTTCGTCGAGGCTAACGGCCTCTGGTGCAATGGCGAGTTCAGCGCCTCCGCCAACCTCGGGGATTGGCTGCTAGGGATCCTGCCTCACTTCCTGTTGCGCGAGACAAGGGTAGGCGGTAGGTACGGCCTCCGGCCTCTGCTGCCAACCAACAACGACGGCACCATTAAGACCACGGCGATCGTGCCGCGGTGGGTGCTGACTGAATCGATCGTCCTACCGGATTCACTGCAGATCGACTACACCGATGCAGCCACCAGGCGGGCGCCACTGCTACAGATGATCTGGCGTCAGCAGTACGACGATGCCGATGTGCCGATCGTCCGCACCCTGCCGGTAGGCGATGGCAACAGTACAACGCCTGAGCAATATGACCTCAGCCAATTTGCTACCACTGAACTTCATGTTGCCAGGGTCGGAGCGTATCGGCTGGCGCGTCGCACAATGTCGACCCATACCGCAACGGTGAACCTCCGGCCTGGCACACAGACGAGCGCCATTGAACAGGGCGACGTAGTGCAGATATTCCTGCAGGTCGAATCTGATAGGGAGGCGTCCGGCGTCTTCAACCACTTCTACACGGTCGAATCAGTGGGCGCTGATTGGAGTGGCCAGGAACAGCTGACGCTTGGCCACCTGCCGGTAGACGCCACCGGGCGAAGCATCATTGCCAGGGCAGTGGCGGAGGTGGTGGCGCCGGGGCAGATCCTGACTAGCCAGCGGGTCGGCGCTACGGGCGACATTCCAGGGGCCGCGACTGACACGACAGTGCCGGCCTCGACCACCAACGGCGCTACGCCACTGGTGCCGTCTGGCTCACCCCTGCCGACATTGTGGGCAGGCGGCGGAGGCGGCGGCGGCGGAGGCGGCGCGACTGGCACACAGAGTTGGAGCAGTTGGAGTGGCGGGATTCCCTGGGGGCCTGGCGGTACACCAGCATCCGATAGTCCACCGGAGCCGGAGCCAGGGCCAGGGTCAGACGGTGGCACCAATCCGCCAGCACCTAGCGACGGCAACCCAGGCGACAGCCCCAATAACGGCGAGGATTGCCCACTAGGTTACGTGGGAATGCGCTACGAAGCGGAGATCGTCTACTTGTGGACACCTACATCATCGCTTAGCTATACCATGACCATCGACACCAAGGGCGGTTTGAAATACAAGGGCCTGGATCCTAACTATAACGGTCCAGCATTCTCCAATCAGACAGGCCCGCCGTTTGATCCGGGCCCCAGTGGTCCTGGCTTTAAGATGGCATGGATAGATTTAAACGATAACCAGCAATCCATAGAATACCCACTTCTTCTAAGGTCTGTCACCGCAATAGGTGTGATCGATGGCTGCGAACCTCCCGAGGATGTGAACTACCCTGGGCAGTACACAGTGCAGAAAGGCGATACGCTATGGGGTATTGCTGAGAGGTATTACGGTAGCGGCACTAAGTGGCCGCTGATCTATTCAGCCAATACCGGCACGGTAGGACCGAATCCCAATCTCATCTATCCCGGCCAGGTGCTCACTATCCCAGCGCCATGAATACCCAGTTCCCTGATCTGATCCCAGCTGCTGCGCCGGTCACCTATGGCGACTGGCCTAGCAGCACACACCAGGCCATGAGCGGCGGCAAGTCGATCATCCGCCATGGGTTCAGCGAGATTGGCCGCGGCCTGTCGCTGACCTTTCAGGGGCTGACAGAGCAAGAGTTCCTATGGATCCGCAACCACTACCGCGGCCATCGTTCTGGCTTCGACTATTTCGGGTTTTCCACTACCACGCTGCCAGCAGATCAGACACCATCCGGCTATGTCTGGAAGTGGGCGGGCGAACCAAAGGTAGTCGATCGCTATGCCAACGTGTTCGACGTGGCTTGTGAGTTCATCGCCATCCCGCGCAATGTCGCACAGTTCCGCGGTGCCAGTTGGTTATCCCCTAGCAGTTTGCTGAAACGCGGCGCTGGCTTTGCGGCTGGTGTCACCTTCAGGTCACCGGCCACAAGGCTGAGCCGTGATCCTGATTTCAACCAGGTGCAGTTATTGCTCTATGGCAATGGCGCCAACAATGCCCAGGTCTTCACTGATTCCTCTAGCTACGCCCGTGCTATCACGGTGGTTGGCAATACCAAGACCAGCACCGCGCAATCTGTATTTGGTGGATCTAGCATCTACTTCGATGGCACGACCGACCGCCTAACATTCCCTGAGATCATCATCGCCACTGGTGAGGATGCCTGCCTAGATGTATGGACCAGGCCTGAGGAAGTGGGTGACGCTGGCATCTTTGGCCACTCGTCTGGCAACAACTGGCAGCCAATGGGGATCATCAATGGGCGGCTTAATTGTTACTGGGGAGCAGTGGATCTATATGGTGGCGCGGTTGGAACCATCGTGGCCAACACGCCATACTGGCTCAGGGTCACACGAGCTGGCGGCATTCTGCGGCTGTTCATCAATGGCAGCCTAGTGGCGACCGCTGGCACGGTGAATAACAATTCAATCCGCATTGACAGACTAGGCTACTCGATCTATCGCGGCGACTACAAGGGTTACATGGCGCAGGTTCGGATCACCGTAGGTGCCGCCCGCAGCACGGCTAGCTATGCGCTCCCCTCTGCCCCTTGGCCGAATAGCTAGCAGGCGCCGGCCGCGGCTATGATGGCGATGATCCGGTAGGTGCCATGGCGTCGATTGTCTACAACTCATTCCTAGGCGATGTGTTCACGGGGAACTGCAACACTACGCACACCTACAAGGCTCTGCTCACCACTAGCGCATACAGCGAGAATCGAGCGACCCACACAAAACGGAGCGACATCACCAACGAGGTAACCGGAACCGGCTACACAGCAGGCGGCATCGTGATCGTGCCGACGTTTGCAGTCAGCAATGCCAACAACCTAGGGACCCTTACGATTCCGTCCGTGTCTTGGACCGGTATTACAACCACAGCCCGTAAGCTGATCGTATATCGCAGCCGCGGCGGTGCTGCATCGGCTGATGAGCTGGTCTGCTGTGTGGACAATGGAGAGGATCTAATCGTCACCAGCGGGACCCTTTCAATCTCCTTCATCCGATGGGAGATTCCTCTGCCGCCGCCGGTCTGATGGCCACCTTCCCCGCCCTGGAGCCGATCGACCGCAGCTACGGCCTCGGTGCCCACCTGCTCTCAGCCGTCAGCGGCCAGAATGGCGATACCACAACCTTTGCCCATTCAGCCCTGGCGGCTGATGTGCCGATCGATCTGGTATTCCCTGATCTGCCCCTCGCTCAGGTGCAACTGATCCGCAACCACTACAGCGGCCAACGTGGTACCGTGCTGCCGTTCGACATTCCAGCGGAGTTATGGCGCACCCATGCCACTCTCCATGATGTGGTTCTATCTGGTATGTCCTACCGTTATGGTGGGCCGATCTCCGAAACTCCAAAGCCTGGCGGTCTGTACGACGTAGCTATTACCCTCGTCTCTCATTACTGATCATGGCCAATCCTGCACCCATCACGCTGGATCAATTGTTTCGGTTCTACCGGGGGCTGCCGCATCAACGGGCGGCCATCGGCGAGATGGAAGACGACCTGAAGGCCAACGGCTACCAAGCAGCGATGCGCCGCGATCGGCCTTGGTTCAGTGTCTGGAGCCAGGGTGGCAAGCAGCCGGAACCAGCGCAGGCAATCCGGCCTGTCAACCCACTGGCCCGGTTCCCCTGGTTCCCGCAGCTCGACAACGG